TGAAAAAGAGCTGAAAAAACAAGGTCTTAATTTAATTTTAGCAGTTAATAAAGGTTCTAAAAACCCTCCAATGATGTGTATAATTGAATATAATGGTTTAGGTTTAGGTACAGATAAAAGTATTGAAAAATCAAATCAAAATATTTGTTTAGTTGGTAAAGGTGTAATGTTTGATACAGGTGGTTTAAACCTTAAAACAGGTGATATGTATGATATGAAAGAAGATATGGCTGGTAGTGCTGTTGTTTATGGTGTTATAAAAACACTTGCTGAATTAAAAGTCAAAAAAAATGTTATAGGGATTTTGCCAATTGTTGAAAATAATATTGACGGTGATGCAATACATCCTGGTGATATTATAAAATCTTACTCAGGGCAAACCGTTGAAATCTTAAATACTGATGCTGAAGGTCGATTAATTCTAGCAGATGCAATATCTTACTCTAAAAAGTATAATCCTCAAATTTTAATTGATGTTGCAACATTAACAGGACAAGAAGCAGATATTTTTGATAATCTAGCATCAGCTGTTTTTGGTAATGACAAAGAACTAATTGAAACTATTATTAAATGTGGTATCAAAGAAAATGAAAAGTTTTGGCAATTACCTTTATGGGATGAAACAATTGAAAGTATGGAATCAACAACAGCAGACTTAAAAAATATGAATGAAGGATACGGTGATACTATTTCAGCAGCAGGATTTCTTAGTAAATTTATTCCACATCATAATAATAGTAAAAAAATAAAATGGATACATCTAGATACTGCAGGAGTTTCTTATTATTTAACTGATAGCAAAACTAGATTTAGTGGAGCAACTGGTGAAACTTTTAGAACTCTAGTTAAATATTTAAGAGACTTTTAAGAAACTTTTTAAAAAAAAGTTTTAACAAAAAAAGTTTTATCAAAAAAGTTTTAACAAAAAAATAAATCAAAATAGTTTAGCTTTCTAGGATAAAAATTTCATTACCATGGTTCCATTGATGTGATATTAATTTTAGTCCAACTTTTTCAAATAAATCTAGTATTTCTTCATTCTTAAAAATATAATAATATCTTTGGTGAGTTTGTCCATGTTTAGTCCAAGGAACTAGATTATCACCATAAACAAATTTTAATTTTTTATGATCACCTTGATTAATTGACCAAACGGAAATTATTAATCTAGAACCTTTAACTAAAACTCTTATAAATTCACTCAATGTCTTTAATCGTAATTCAACGGTTTTTAAATGATGAAAAACAGCAATACAAATTAAACCTATTCCTGAATTTGTTTCTAAAGGCAAATCACACATATTACCTAAAATAACATTCAAATCTTTAGATTTACAAATTTCAATAAATTTATGACAGTTATCAACACCAATCATTCCTTTGCGAATATTTCTTCCAGAACCACATCCAATATCATAAATTAAAGATGATTTAGGAAATTGATTTAAAAATTCTTCAATCCAATCCCATTGAGCCTTTCTAGTATCATCAAAATCATTTGCAATTATTTCATAAACATCCTTGACATTTACATTCATTTTTTTAAATAATTTTTTAATTTTTTGATAATACTTTTTTCTAAAAAGTATTTTTTGATAATACTTTTTTTTAAAAAGTATTTTTTAAAAAGTATTTTTAATCTTTTCAATTTTCAATTTTTAATAATTAATAAAAAGTTAAAATTAAGTATAAAATGTTTCTCGTTATTTTTTTATCTCATTCATATTTAAAAACATAAAAAGATTTAATATAATAAATTATTTTAAAAATATTTTAAAGATGTCTTTTAACCGTCTTATTTATGATGATTGCAGTTATTCACAAGAATTAAGTCAAACAACTTCTATTTTATCTTACCAATTAGATCCAAACAGATATTACAATTGTAATGCTAGCCGTAATACTTTTGGATTACTTGGTGGAAATAATGTTTCTATTGCTAAAAATGGAAACCTCGTTGATATTGAAAGTGACCTTATGGGTATTAGACCATTAAGTAAATGCCCCGAACTCAAATATATTAACCCTTGCCCTAACGGTGATATGAACACTTGTCAACAAAAGAAAATTTTCATTAGAGGAACCCCAACAACTAAAGCAAGAGTTATTGATACTACTTTACATCATTTACCAGCCTCTCAAATGATTAGATACAAACCAATCCCAATGCCTCCAGCAATGAGAATGCCTACTTGTCCTATGTAAATTAATTTAATTAAATTAAATTAATTTTAGTTTAATATTTTCTCTTTTATTTTTATATAAAAATTTCTAAATTAAAGTAAATAAAGAAATTTTAAAATGAATACTTCTCAACTGCCAAACAAATATTCAAATGAAGACCTTTTAAAACTTTTAAAATTACAAAAAATGATTCCACAACAACAAGAAGTTCAACAATTACAACAACCTATTCAACAACCTATGCAACAACCTATGCAACAAGTTCAACAACCTTTTCAACAACCTATGCAACAATTCCTACAACCACTTCAACAACCTATCCAACAATACCAACAACCACAATTACAACCTATAATTATTCAACAACCTCAACAAAGCCAATCTATTCAATCAAATTTAACACAAGAAGATAGAATTGAAATTCGTAGAATGATTTTCAATGCCTCTCAAGAAATTGAAGATAACCTTAAAAATATAATTAAAACTAATGAGAAAAAATTTACGGAATATATCAAGGAACTTATGAATTACAAAGAAACCGTTAAAACAGCAGAAAAAGTTCAAGAAGTTGAAGAAGAAAAGACTAAAGAAGAAACACCACCATCATCAAATAATATATTAAATACAATGACCCAATTACCAAGTAGTCTAGGTAGTTTATTATCAGGTGCTAAAAATACAATTAGTAGTGCAGTTCAAGCCGCTAATACAGCTATCACAGGTAATAAAACTGAAAAAAAACCAGATGAAAAACCTAAAGAAAATAATGAAGTAAAATCTAATAATGAAAAAGAAAAAACAAAAGAAGAACCCGAAATAAATAATGTTAATAATAATAATAATAATAATAATAATAATAATCAAAAAGAGGAAGAAGATGATGAAGAAATTGACGAAAATCTTAAAGGTAGTAACAATAATAATAATTTAAATTTAAATCAATCAAATACACTAGAAAATAATAATAATCAAAATAATAATCAAAATAATTATTTAACAATTGGAAATGAAAATAACAATCAAGTAAATAATAATAATAATCAAAATAACAATCAAAATAACAATCAAAATAACAATCAAAATAACAATCAAAATAACAATCAAAATAACAATCAAAATAACAATCAAGTAAATAATAATAATAATCAAAATGAAACAAACAATAATCAAAACAATAATCAAAATAATAATTATTTAACAATTAGAAATGAAAATGAAAATGAAAAAAAACAAAAATTTCAAATTGGTGGGTTTGATAAAAATAAAACTCATAAAAAAAATAAAAATAAAAAAAATTTTGGAAAATCAAATAGAAAAGTTAGAAAAAATAAAATTTTATAATTTTATTTTGAATATTGATACAATAAAATTAAATTAAATTATCTTTTTATATTATAAATTAAAACATTATATAAATTTTTAAAAAATATAATTATAAATATAAATATAAATGTCATTTACTAGACCACGTCAAGATACTTGTTCTTACAGACAAGAATTATCACAAACTGTAGGACCAGGTGAATATCAATTAGCAAAACCATATCCTTGTAATCCTTGTTTTGTTAATGACCCTCATATTAGAATGCAAAGATTTGGAGCAAGTCTTAGCAAAAACACTTCATTGATTGACATTGACTCCGAAATGATTGGTATTAACCGTAAATTTTCAAAATGCCCTGAATTAAAGTATATCCCTAAATGTAATGTAAGTAATTTTGGAGGTGCTAACCCTGGTGGATACATCACTGGTAATAACGGTGCCGTTGATATTGATTGTAATTTAATGCATTTTAAAGAAGAAAACTGCTTTGAACCAGTTGAAGATACCCGTTTAAGTAATCCTCCAGCTACTTTAAGAGGAACTGGTATTAACCGTTGGGAATGGTTATGCCGTAATCCTCAAGAAAGAGTTTTAATGCCTTTTGATTATAATATTAATAATAGAATAATTGTTAAAGATAATCACAGACCTTGTATCCCTAATCCATTAGACCAAACATTAGCATTACCAAGTCCAAGTGAAGAACCATTATGTGCAGGAATGACTGTTCCAACTTGTGCAACACCAATGGGTAATCCATCAGTTCATTGGATGTCTGAAGAAAGAGTTAAAAATCGATAAATTATTTTTAAATTTAATTTTTTTTTAAATTTTTTTTTTAGATTCACCGTGAAAAAATTTCTATCTAAAAGTGGGAATGACTTCTTTGATAAAAGGTATTCTATAATTTTTTAAAATTAAATTAGTATCACTTTCAGTTAATTTACCTTTTTTTTCTAAATATACTAGTAATTTAGCAAAAAACCTATAAATTTTTTCTCCAGATTCTTGAGGGTTATCATTAATTTTTTTTTTTATATTTTCATTTGTAAAAATACTAGTAAATAAACTATGTATGCTTTTATTATTTGTTTTGGCAGTAAAATTTTTATATTGATTAAATATTTTTAATGTTTTTATATTATCAAAAATATTAATATTTTCGTAATAAAGAGGTTCAGGTTTTATAAGAGGTTCAGGTTCTCTAGCAGCAATATTACCAAAACCAAAATCACCTCTAGCATTACCATTATTAGGCTGTACTGGATGTACTTGTTCTTCAACATTACCAAAACCAAAATTACCTCTAGCATTACCATTATTAGGCTGTACTGGATGTACTTGTTCTTCAACATTACCAAAACCAAAATTACCATTTAAATTACCATTATTAAAAGATGGTGGATGAAGATATTCATGAAGATTTATGGTTGTATTTGTACCACCTATTTTAATATTTAATTTATTATTATTTTTTTGATTTTTTTTTGTTTTTTTTTTAGTTTTTATAAATTTATTTCTAAAAGTTTTGTTG